TCAGATTTATAAGAATTTAGTTCAAATAGGAATTCCATTTAGATTAGAAATGAATTGTGAGGAAAATAAAAGATGGCAAGCGTAGTAGATATAGCAAATAGTGCATTAAACTTATTAGGTGCAAGCACAATTTCCGCATTAACAGATGACAGTAAGAATGCGAGACTTTGTAATCAAAGGTATGAGCCAGTAAGAAATAGAGTTTTTAGATCACATGCTTGGAATTGTTTAACTAAAAGAGTTCAGTTAGCTCAAGATACAACGGCTCCAATTGTCGAATATTCTTATGCTTATACTTTGCCTAGTGATTGTTTAAGAGTTTTAAAAATACATACTGGCGTTACTGACAGTATTGCTAGCGATATAGATTATAAAGTTGAAGGTAGAAAAGTTAAAACAAACGAAGGCACAGTTTATTTAGTTTATGTTGCTTTAGTAACAGATCCAAATGAATACGATGTTTATTTACAAGAAGCTATTTCTCATCAATTAGCAGCTGATATTGCCTACGCTGTAACAAACAATGCAACGCTTGCAAATAATTATATGGAGCGTGCAGATGAAAGATTAAGAGAAGCAAGATTTATTGATGCTACTGAAAATTCATTAGGCACAATTGAAAGCAACGAATTTACTGATGCTAGATTGTAATGGTTAAATCAGCTTTTGATCCAAGATTATTAGAAAAATATTCTGAGCCAAAATCGTTACTCCATTTTCAATGGGGAGATGACACTAGAGTTTATCGATATGCTTTAGTGGATATTATTAATGAACATGAAATTGATGCTACATCTAAATGTAAAAAAGATGAGCAAGGTTTAACACAACAAGAAATTTTTAAAAAAATATGCCTAGAACAACATTAGCTTTAACATCTTTTGTATCTGGAGAATTTTCTGCCAAGATGGATGGTAGAAGTGATTTTGATAAATATTCATCAGGCACAAAAACTTTAGAAAATTTTTTAATTCATCCTCAAGGTGCTGCCACTAGAAGAGTTGGCACACAATTTATTGCAGAGGTTAAAGATAGTACAAAAAAAACTAGATTAATACCTTTTGAATTTTCTACAACACAAACTTATATTTTAGAATTTGGCGATCAGTATATTAGATTTTATAAAGATAAAGGACAGATCTTATCTGGTGGATCTGCTTATGAAATTTCTACACCTTATTTAGAAGCAGAATTATTTGATATTAAATTCGCTCAGTCTGCGGATGTTATGTATATCGTTCATCCAAATCATGAGACAAATAAATTAAGTAGAACTGGACACACATCCTGGTCCTTAGATGAAGTAGTTTTTACTGATGGACCTTATTTAGCTCCTAATACAACAGCTATAACTTTAACACCTTCTGCAACAAGTGGATCTGGAATTACTATTACGGCATCGACTAATGCTTTTGTTTCAACAGATGTAAATCGTTTAGTAAGTTTTTCAAACGGCTATGCCAGAATAACTGCTTTTAATTCTGCAACAAATGTAACAGCAGATGTTGAAGATGATTTTGACAATACAACAGCTACGACTGATTGGAAGCTTGGAGCTTTTTCAGACACAACTGGTCATCCATCTTGCGTTTCGTTTTTTGAACAACGATTAGTTTTTGCTGGCACAATTTCTGAGCCACAAACTTTATATTTTTCTAAGGCTGGCGATTACGAAAATATGACAGCTGGTACTAATGCTGATGATGCTATGGTTTATACTATTGCATCTAATCAGGTTAACGCCATTCGTTATATGAAAGCTGTAAGAACTTTAGTTGTTGGAACAACTGGAGGCGAATTTACAGTATCGGCAGATGGTACAGATGCAGCAGTAACTCCAACAAATGTAACTATTAAAAGACAAAGTTCATTTGGTGCAGCTAATGTTGATGCTATTCCAGCTGGTAACGCAATTTTATTTCTACAAAAAGCAAAAAGAAAAATAAGAGAGTTGCAATATAATTTTGACAGTGATGGCTATCAAGCCGCTGACTTAACTATACTTAACGATACAGTTACAAAGTCTGGAATTAATGAAATGGTTTTTCAACAAGAGCCGGATAGCATTATTTGGTGTGTTAGAGACGATGGAGTTTTAGCTGGTTTAACTTACCAACGATCAGAAAATGTTGTTGCTTGGCATAGACATATTTTTGGTGGATCTTTTGGATCAGGAAATGCTGTATGTGAAACAGCAGCAACTATCTCAGGCACTTTAACTGAAGATGAATTATGGGTTATTGTTAAAAGAACAATTAACTCAACAACTAAAAGATATATTGAATGTTTTTCAAATTTTGATTTTGACGAAACAGACGCAACTGATTTTAAATTTTTAGATAGCCACCTATCCTACTCTGGAGCTTCAACAACTACTTTATCTGGTTTATCACATTTAGAAGGTCAAACAGTTTCGATACTTGCTGATGGATCAGTACATGCTAATAAAACTGTAAGCTCAGGATCTATCACATTAGATCGAGCCGTTACTAAAGCGTGTGTTGGCTTACCTTATAACAGTGTTTTACAAACAATGAGAATTGAAGGTGGAGCTGCTGAAGGCACATCGCAAGGTAAAACAAAAAGAATTTCAAAAGTTGTTTTAAGATTATTTGAAACAGTTGGTGTTAAAGTTGGACCAAGCTTAACAGATTTAGAAACAGTTCCATTTAGAACAACATCAAGTGCTTTATCTTCTCCAGTAGATACTTTGTTAGCTGGCGATAGAGAAATAGAATTTAGAGACGATTATAACTCAGACGGATTTATTTTTGTAAAACAAGATCAACCTCTTCCATGTTCGATCTTAGCAATTTATCCAACTTTAGTTACATCGGATGGTTAATTTTAAAATAGTTCCTTACGAAAGAGATCATGGAGACGAAATGGTTACTTTCGGTATGAACGATAAATTAATGGAACACGATGCAAGCTATGAAGAGAATAGGATTGATTTTGCACTACCTGGTTTATCATTTAGCTTATTGGCTAACGATCAGCTTGTTTGTAGTGGCGGCATTTTTCCTTTGTGGGATGGCGTGGCTGAAGGCTGGGTTATGGCAAGCAAAAGAATATTTGATTACAAAATTAAATCAGCTTCGCTCATTAAAAGAAGATTAAATTTACTTTGTAAGAATAACAAAATCGTAAGACTACAAACTTCAGTTAAATCTAATTTCGATACTGGCGTTAGATTTGCTGAGTGGTTAGGTTTAAAAAAAGAAGGTTTGATGGTGCACTACGGACCAGACGGATCAGATTATTTTAGGATGGCAAAAATTTATGAGTTTCATAGGTAATATAGCAGCAGCACAATCAGCAAAAGCTATTGGTAAATACAATGCAGCTGTTGCAACACAACAAGCAAATTATTTAAAAGCACAAGCTGAAGTACAAAAGACAGTTTATAATCAAATTGAAAGACCAAGATTTCTTGATCAACAGAAACAAGCTTATTCTAGTTTTTTTGTAAGTTTATTAAATAGCGGTGCTGAGTTTAGACCTGGCGATACAACTTTTTTAACAGCCATTAAAAATAAACAACTTCAATCATTTGATTTAGCTTTAGCCGATTACAATCAGAAAGTTGCAGTGAACGATACGATTAATCAATCGTTATTAATGCAAGGCAAAGCTCAAGGAGAATTATTTAAAGGCAAACTTACTGCTAATACTGAATACGCTAAAGCAGCTGGCAGCTTATTAAGTATGGGTTATCAAAGTAAACAAGCTGGAAGATTGGTAATTGTATAATGGCTAAGTTTGAAATTTTTAATAGTACTTCTAAAATAAATCAAAGCTCAACGCCAAACTCATCGGCATTAGCTTTACCTTTTTCTTTAGCAACACAACAAGGCGAAGCCATTAATAGTGTTGTTAAATCTATCGCAGATATTCAAAAGGATATGTATGCGATTGAAGATCAGAATAAATACAATGAAGCTTTACCAAATATAAATTTAGAAATTCAAAAAAAATATTCTAAATACGAAAAAAGTTTAGATACAAACGCTCCTAATAAATTAATTAAAGATTTACAACCATCTAACTTTAAAAGTTTTTTTGAAGGTCAAAGCAATAATGTTCAAGCAAAACTTAAAAGTCATATTGCTGAACGAGCTGCTTTATTAGTTCCAAAATTAAATGGAGTAGTTGTTCAAAATAATTTAGATAAATTTACAGTAGGTATTGGCGATGCTTTTGATAATGCGATTGCTTTAATGGTTAGTAATGACCTGGAGGAGATTGCTGCTGGTACTGCTACTTTTGAAACTTTAAAAAACAATAAAGCTTATCCTGGTTATATTGGCGAAAAAGAATGGAAGGAATTAGTTGATAAGAAAACATCTTTAAAAAATAAATTATTACTTAATAAAGATTTAACTATTAATCCTAAGAGCGTTAAAGAAAACCAAGAAAGATTAAAAGAATTAGTTGGTACATCAGCTGCTGAGCAATATGTAAAAGAAGCTAATGCTAAATTAGCAAGTAGAAGAGAAGCAGCAGAAAGAAAAGAAAGATTAATTGAATTAAGAGATCAAGAAACACAGATAGGTGCTTTTTCTGAATTGTTAGTTCGTATTGATAATTTTCAAAAAAATAAATCAGATCCTAACGCTGTTAATGAAATGCCTACGATTGAAGAGCTTTATGAAATGAATGATTTAGGCATCATTAATGAAGCGATGTTTATCAAGCTGACTGATTTTATGACAGAAGAGCAGCAAGATGGAATGTCATCTGATGAAATGTATTTATCAATCGTTTCTCAAATTGGTGCAGCCAAAACTATTGAAACATTAGACAACATTAAAAAATCATATCTGTTAGATAATTCAATTTTAAAAGAATTAGCCATAGAGGATGTTTCAGCTTTCAATGCAATTATTGATAAAGCTAAAAACGATTTTGAAGCACATAGAG